AGTTGTGACATATAGAATATAACACAATCATATTGTTTTGCAATCTGTCTTGCATATATTGCATTAGCCTTGAGTGCTTCATCAGGTCTTGCATAACCTGCCATACGTGCAAACTTATCTCCCATGTCAATTACTACAACATCAGGCTTGACACTCTTACACATACTTTCTACCCATGCCATGTCTTCTCCTGTAACATCTTTAATCTTTAGGTTGGGAGCTACAATCTTGTATCTATCCCTAGCCTGTGATGGGTTATCCTTTATCTCATACTTATCCATGTTAGATGAAGCAGTAAGATATCTAAACCCAACTCTATCATAAGATTCTTCATTACATAAGACAACACACTTAGCACCTTGTCTTGCAAAACCATTCTCTCCTACGAGCATAGAAGCATGAAAGGATGTCTTCCCTGTATTAGGTCTAGCACCTATCTCTACAAGATAGCCACCATTAACACCTTCCACTTTCCTAGCCAACTCAGGTAGATTAAATGACCAACGTGTCTGTTGGCTCTGCTTCGCTATCAAAGTATCAAATGATATATCATCCCATTCAATCTTCATTTCAGGTGTGAAGTCATCATTATACTTCTCTAATAAATCACGTAATGGTTTCATGCTTGTCTGTGTACCATTGACGAAATCAAAACCTAAGTTGGCTACGTCTTCTCCTATAACTTGTTGGAACAGTTTGGATAACACATCTTGTGCTACGTCTGTTCCCATAGGTGTTTGTCTTTTAATATCGTTAAACAGAGCAGAGTATCCCTGCTTCTGTGCAGTTGTCATAGCAGGATTGCTAGACAAGAACAGAGCCTGTAACTCATCAGGTGTTACATCTCTATTATATTTTCTCATAGCTTTATCTATTGTATGCTTGATGGTTCTAGCATCTTTGCTAAACAATCTATCAGGACATCTCGCACCTCTATGGTCTTCATAGAAGTTTTTATTCATTAAGCTACGCAGTAGTGATAGTTCCATGTTGGTTCTCCTTTGGGGTTAGTTTGTTTAAGTTTAAAATATCCTCTTCAATTCTATATTTCAAATCGTCTTTGAGTCTTAGGACTCTAACATCATTCACGTATCCTCGTAACTCTTTTGCAAAGGCAAGGGTCTTGGGCATTGCATCAGGGTCTAAGGCAATTATAGCAGTCGAGAACTGTGCTAGGTATCTCTTGTGTGAATTGCTTAATGATGTTCCCAACACAGCTACCCCTACATAAACACCATCGCCTACAACAGATGCACTCACACAATCCTCAACGACTACTCCCACATTACCATGTCCATAAGTAAAAGGCAAGTCACTTTTTCCATATCTTTTCCATTTAGGTAAACGGAAACCTACAGACCGACCAACTGCATCTACAATTAGTCCATCCTTCTTGATAGGAAACACAACTCTATTCTCTTTTACGTCATAATAAAGTGGTATTCTTTTATAATCCAACCCAAACTCTAATGCATATCTTACAACTTCAATCCTATCGTTGTGATATACTACGTGTTCAGGCATACTAAATTCTTCTGACATCTTCTTGGTTTCAAATACAGAGTTCCTAATATCATCTACGGATAGATTAACTTTCTTTGTACCTGATATTGGGCAAGAAGATTTGTAACAGTTCCAAACTAGTCTACCCATGTTGTTGGTTACAGTAAATGTTTTATAACCATTACAACTAGGACAGTTAATTCTTTTTGATTCTCCTACACTTATATGTAAATCATTTATTATATTATATATATTCATATTATATACTCTTATTGTAATTATTACGTAATGTCAAGGCATTTTCTGCACTAGCATACGTATTTTTCATGTAAGGCTTGACCGATTGTGGGTTTGCATGACCTGTAACAGACATAATCTGACCCATAGGCACACCTGCTTCTACCATTTCAGTAGTTCCTGTCCTACGTAAGTCCGATATACGCAACTCATTCGGTAGTCCTGACTCTTTTATTATTCTTCGTGCTACTTTTGACAGTCTTTGCATAGCATATGGACTGTAAACACCCTTCATTGGTGTTGGATAAGGTGCAACATAAGGCTGAAAGTCATAATCTTTTGCCTGTTCTTTAAGCATTTCTAATAAGTCAAGAGAAATAGGCAGGTGTACTACACTTCTTCTCTTTGACTGTTGCAAATTTAACACGCCTTTGTCAAAATCTATGCTAGAAAACTGTAACATTCTCATATCTCCTACCCTCTGACACCATTCGTATGCCATTTGTACTATCAATCCTAAGTTTCTATACTTGAAATCGTTGTAACAATAGTTAAGAAATATCCTAACTTGTTCTTTTGTCCAAGTAATATTCCTTACATGAGTAGTTTTTCGTTTGAAAGTAGAAAATGGATTGCTCTCTGCATACCCCATCTCCATTCCAAATGAATACATCTTTCGTGCAACTGCACATACTGAGTTAGCTAAATAAATTCCTCTACTTAACCATACTTCGTATCCTCTTCGTGCAGTCGCACCTGTCATGTCAGACAATAAAATACTTGACATCTTTTTTCCATCAACTTCTGTGTCCAACAGAACGTTGCAACAGTATTGATAATCATGTTTAGTTTTGTCTGCTAAGTTATTGTAATCGTTAGACAAATAATATTTATCTTTTAGGTCATTCAAATTTAATTTTGTCATTATTTACTCCTGTAATAATTACATCTTTCGTTGTATTTAATGTGTGACCTATGCCATGCCCTATGTCTACCTGTTTTATATGTCCTTCTAAAAATATTACCTCGCCATATATGGGTCGGATTGCCCATCCTTTCATATGCTTTAGATGTTCGTCAATAGCTTTATCTAAAGTTTCTCCTTGTATATATTCCACTCTGCTAGTAGGATAATCTATATTAGGATTATCATATCTATCATTTGCAGTATAGACTACTGTATATTTCATTATTGTCATGCTGCTTCCATCCATTTTGGTTTCTCTGTATACTTGTATCTTGCGAATCTAGACTTGTCAACAATATAAAATTTACGATAGGCTTCTATAGGATAGAACTCGTCTGTCTTGAGGTCATCATGTCCACTAAAACATTGTGGATGTGGTGTTCTTTTACCATCAGGTAAATATATTCTGCCTTCCCACAGAGGTGTAAAGTGTTTGATTGCACCATGTATCTTTTTATATCTTCTACTGTACTCACTTAGCATACAGTCATACAAACAAAAAGCAAAGAGATAGTTTGACCTATTCTCCATTGCCCATAGTGTGCAAGGATGCTTTTGATGTACAGGTTTGTATAAGTCATGCTCCTCTGCATAGTCAGGTGCATGATGCCATAGTGCAGTACATAACATCTGTGCTTCTTCTAATGGCATCTTGACTATGTGTTGGTCACATAAAGATTTTGATATCTCAAATGGTGTTTTTTCTATAATAAATCTATTCATAATCCTACTCCCATAAATCCTAGTATGAATGCCATGCAACACATACCTAATATAAACCATATTAATTCATCGTTATTCATGCTAATAACTCCATACCTACTTGTATTATTGCATATGAATAAAGCACTATGATAACACTCACTAGTACCTTATTCATAAAATCATTTGAACCATCATTCATATCATACTCCTTTCTTAGTTGTAAACAAAATATCCTTTTTCATAATTAATGGATGCTATCTTCTTAGGCAATAACATCTCTCCTAGTATATGTGCAATCACATCTACTGTCCAACCATTCCCAATCATTTTATATCTTTGAGTCTTGGAAACACCCTCTGTATAATTATCTGGTAGAGTCTGTAATCTCTCACACTCTACAGGAGTTAGCTTTCTCCATGTCATACCCTCTACCACAACATTATCTTTTTGTACTGTAGTTAAACAATTAGTTTTGTCATCACTACGTACCTCTACTTGTGGTTCTAAAGGTAAATCCATTTGATAATCTTTACGCACACCATTGGCATCTATCCTACGATTAACAATCCTACCACCTTTTGCAGAGTAGGTTGCAACCTTTGGCTCTCTGTTACCACCTTGCATAGTGAGTAACGTAGGTGCTTTACCATCCATGTGATACACTTGCTTAGTTGCTCTGTAGTTGTAATGTGCATACTCCTCTGCTTCTCCTACAGAGATAAGTCTATCAACAATAGTCATGCCATTATTACCTGCACCTTTGTACATAGTAGCAGTCGTACACAATGCTTTTTGATTAGGGTTCTTGTGATGTCTTGCATTACGTTCATTGATAGGAACAGGTGGCTCGTCATGGTCAGTCTGTAATATATCCTTGAGTACCAAGCCTTTGTCTTCCATAGGTGGTATGATTATCTGTTCGTACTTGCCATTGATTAGCACACCAAACCAATAATTTCTCCATCTGTTTTGTGCAGATGCTACACTTGAGTTCACCAACTGTGGTGGAAATCCCATGTGTTCTGTAATGACATCCTCAAACTGTTTCTTCATTCGTACATTCTCAAGCAATACATATCTAGGTTTTAACTCA